CATTCAGCACCACGTGCCCGAGCCTCTTCGCTTGGATCATCATGTTTCCTCCCCGGCGCCCAAGGCGCCGCTCTGATCACCATTGGTCATGCTTTTCGTCGCGGGCTTATTATAGCTTCTTTTGCGGGCGGCCACAGCGCATCACCCGCCGCCACACCCGCTCCGTCTCCCGCGCCGTCATGCCACCGCCCGCACCGCGAGGAAGTAGGCGATCACGACCAGCGCCTTCGGCCGATCCCAGCCGGCGACGGTGCGCACCACCAGGCTCCACTCGCCCAGGTCGCGCGAGCCGCGTTCTTTCCACTGCGGGCCCTTCAGCTCAGGCCGGAAGATTTCCGGGAAGTCCTCGCGGATCGATTCGCGTACAAAAAAAAACCGGTGACGAAGCCGACGATGGCTTCGCGCATGGCCAGCTTGTCCTGGGCGTTGGTGATGGCGGCGAAGATGGCGGCGTTGCGCGTGGCCTCCTCGAAGGTCCACGGTTTGCCGGCTTCGGTGAGGCACCCGGCCAGCACCTGCGCGCCGCGCCCGGAAATCATGATCTGCGTGAGCAGGCGTTCGGCCTGTTCTTCCGGAGTTTCTGGGGCGTCAATTTTATCCCCAGGCTCCCCTTGCCGGGGACCTGGGCGGCCCCCGACCCCAAGCATCACATCCAGCGCGCCGGCGAGACGAAGCTGGCCGATCAGGTAATCGTCCTGCGCGGCGGAAAGTTCCTGCGTGACGCCGTGAAACTCGCGGCCGTCGATGATAATGGATTCCATCATGCGCTTGCCGCTGCGCCGTTCGGCCTGTCGGATGCATTTTCGGAGAGAACCGCTTGCGCCGCCAGCTTCAGCTCGGCATTTTCCGCCGCCAGTCTGGCGTTCTCTTCGCGCAGAAGTGAAATTTGCACCGCTTGGCGGCCGATGATCTCGAAGAGTCGCGATTCATTCATGCGGGGTTGGCGCGATCGCTCCGAACTTTCTTCATCGGCAGAATCTTTCCGCAGTCCACGCAAATATCAAAATCAAACGGCTCTTCATTGTGGCTTGATCCTAGACGCACGCTGATGAACGTTGAGTTCACACCTTTCGCCCGCGCGAGATCAGACATCCACCGATGCGTGCAATCTTCCATTTCGTCGGTTTACCTTAGGACGTCCCGTCCACGAGCAAACCATATGATGCCAGCGCGGTCAACAAGCTGGCCAGGGCCGCGTTTGCGCCGCGCGAGCCGGTGACAGTGTAACGTGCGGCCGGCGCCGTAGAGAAGAATCCGACTTGCGAGCCAGCGTGAGCCAGATCGCCGTGCAGCTCGAGGATGTCGCCGAGATAGACTTTGCCGAGGCCGGTTTTGATGGCGAAGTTATTCGTGGCGTGGGTTTGGTCCGCGATGCGCAGGGCATACCCGTTGGTAATGACTCCCGATTTGAAAATGGTCTCCACGAACACCGCAGCCGCATCAGTGATGACTCCACTTCCGTTATATGAGCTAATCCCAGTCAAAACATAGAGACCATTAAGAGTGTCCAGAATTCCATCGGCTAGTCCGTGTGTTGCCTGGGCATCTATTTTCAGACCTTTGAAAGACCCAGAATTCGACCCGCCGTTATCTCTCACATACACAGTCAGCGCACATTCCAACGCCTGCATGTCGTCCGTGGATTCAATCCTTACAGACTCAGAATTGCCGCTAGTCGGTCCCACCTGGAGAACGTTTTGTCCGGGAGTGCGGTTCCTGCCTAGGGCTATATAACCGGTGCTTGTGTCGAACAAGAGGCCGTGCGCTCCCAGTTCGAATGTCTTGTCGGCTGTGGGATCGAGCAGTTGATCGAGGCGCGGCGCGGCCCCGCCGGCGTGCTCGTCCACGTAGGTCTTCACGGCTTTTTGCGAGGGAACTTTGCTGTCCGAGTCGGCGGAGAGCGCGCCATCGACGTCCAGGCAGATTAATTCGTCATGGTCGATGTAGATTCCTATTGTTTTCGCCATTTAGGCTCCCGCAGGGCGCACCTGCAGGCTGGGCGCGCGCGATTTGATCACTTCGCACTGCGCATAGAGCGCCAGCAGCGATTTGGAAATGCCGGCTCCGCGGACGATGCTGCCGGAATCGGGACGCAGCGACCAGCGAACCGTCTGGTTGAAGACCTTCTTGCACAGGCGGGACTGATCGCTCTCGGCCAGCGCCACGCGAAACCGTTCGACGGCGGCCGCGTCGATGGAGACCGACTGGCCGAAGGTGACCATCATTTCGTGAGTGATTCCATGCAGGAGCTTCGATTTCTCGGCGTGGACGGAGCCGAAATCGTTCACCGTCTCGATCAATTCTTTCGTCAACACGTCGAGTGGAACCCGCGCCTCGGTGGCCGCCTGCATGGCGCGATCGAGCGCATCCTTCAGCGCGTGATAGTCCCGCGCTTTGCGGTCCACTTCGGCGGGCGTGGGGGCATCGGACATAATTTTATCCCCAGGCTCCCCTTACCGGGGACCTGGGCGGCCCCTAACTACTCCTGCATCAGGAAGCCGCCGCGGAAGGTGGCCGCGACGCTGCCCGTGTTGTGGCAGAAAAACTTGGTGATGTTCGGAGTGAACGGGCAAGCGGTCGCCAGCGCATTATTCCACGTCACCGCCTTGGTGGGCGACACGAATGTGAACGTCTGCCCGCCCGCAGCGTCCGCGGCGTTGGTCTTGACGGTGCCCGGCTGGGTGGAGCTGAGGAATCCCGAGACGATGTCGGCAACGGTGACGGGCATATCGACTTCCTCCGTCGCTCCCGCGGCCACCTGAATTTCGAAATTGTGCTCGGCGGTGCCCAAGCAGACCAGCGGAGGATCCGCGACCACGGCAGCACCCGAGTCGTTCTTGATCGACGTCGTCCAGGTGTGCTTGATCACCGGCGTTACCACGCCGAATGCGACGGGAATCCAGAGCAGCCAGTGCGGCAGATGCAGCACGGCCAGGATGAGAAGGTACATCGCGATCAGAGGGTGCATGGTGAAGCTCCTTTTCAGAATTTCATGAATTCGTAAATACCCAAAACCCAGGTCCGCCGTAGCCTTGGCGAAGGCGGATCAATAAAACGTAGCCAGGAAATAGGGCGAGAGCGGATGGTTGGCGCTGTCGTCCAGCACCATGGCCTCGAGCTCCCAGTTCCCATAAGCGTCCGCAATCAGGCCCAGCTTGCCGGTGGGCGAAAGATTCACGTGCCACCACTCGATGCCGATCTTCTGCCCGTCGGTGGGATCGGGCGCGAAGCGCAGCCGGCCCTTCACGAATGGTTGGACGGCGCCGGCCACCTGATCGTAGCTCGCGCTGATCGGCGTGTAATCGGCGGTCACGGCGACGGCGTCGTTCACCGCGCTGGTCAGCGGGAAATAGATCAGGCCTTGCACGGCATCGGCCACGATGAAGTCCACGCCTGCAGTGAGCGCGCCGGGATTCGATAGTGCAACCGTAGCCGGGTCGATGTTGCGGCCCGCCAAGGCGAAGAATTTGCCTTTCTTGACGGCCGTGGCGGAGGCTAGGGCTTCGCCCGTGACAGGCGTCGAGCCGGTGGCCAGCGTCGTCTTGCCGGCGGACATGAATGCCAGGGCCATGTGATCGCTGGAAAAATCCGTCCCGGTGATGGTGACCATCACCTGGCGCTTTTTCACTGCGGTGGCGATCAGCGAGGGCGTCGAATTGATGGACTGGTACAGCTCGTCCTTGTCGTCCTTGATGTCCTGCTCGACCTTGGTGCAGTTGCCCAGGTGCCGGTAACCGGTGAGCGCACCCAGCGCGTCGAACACGTCCACCAGCAGCGAGCCCTTGCCCAGCATCGGCAGGTGCGGTACGGGATATTGAATCGCGCCCATAATTTTTTCTCCCTGACTTCTTTATCCCCAGGCTCCCCTTACCGGGGACCTGGGCGGCCCCTTAACTTCGAACCGTCGGATCCAGCCGCTTAGTCCGGTAGTGCACGCTCAGGTGCACGGCCGCGCCGGCGTAAATCGCGTCGGCTTCCTTCGAGAACCACTTCACCGGGCCCTCGGTGATGCCCATGGCCAGGCCGCCGAAAGTTTCGTCGGCGCCCACGGCCTGCATCAGCCAGATGTACAGGGCGTCGATCGCTTCATCGGGCGCCTGGCTTCCCGCCGGCAGCGCTCGAATCTCCGCCGCGATGTTCAGGCAGCGCTCGGTGAGCGGCGCCCGGAATTTCTGCTTCTCCAGCGTTTCCGGCTGCTCATCCTCGAAATAAATCAGGATGGCCGGAAGCTGATCGTTCTCCACGGGCCGCGTGCGCTCGCGGTGTACGGTCAATCCCGCCGGCGCCCCGGTTCCCGAAACCGCGGCGATCACTGCGGCCGCGATCTGCTC